CTAAAAATTCTTTCACTGAATAATCACTAATATACTTCATATATATTTCATTATTTTGTTTTCAAAAACAGTAACCGGAACTTTTGGATCAACTTCTTGAATTATATTATGATGCCCCATCCCTATTGCTAGTGATAATGGGAAGCTTGAGTTTCCTATGAACTGTTCTGATCCTTTTATGACTGAAGCTAGTTCCATAATAGTTTCAGTCTTGTGATATGGGATTGAAATACCAAAAGTCCATTCAAAAAATTCATGTTCTTTGGGGACTCCAACAAATACAGCCTTATTTTTTAATTCATGCTTCCATGCATTCAGAACCCCAAATGCTCCCTGGACTCTGGGGGATCTTGCTATAACAACCTTCCTATCTAATACAGTTGGTTGTGGTGTCTCTAGCCAAGCTTTCTCTGTTTCTGAGAACGGCAAATTAAATTTTTGCAGATGAAGGTCACACAAATTCCCATTCTTGCTTCTTCTGTTTGGGCTTGAGTAGACTTCCCTGAATCCATTCAAATCATGGGTTATTAGCTCTCCACGCCAAATTTTTACGTCTACAATATAATTTTGTAATTTTAGCAAAGGTATTAAAGAATTTATAGATGATTCATTTAATTTAGTTTTTCCATCGGGGCATTGTCTTTTAATCAACTCATCTGACTCCCCTCCAGTTGGATCCAAGTAAAGTATCCCCCCACCCAAAGCTCTTACTGTAGGTAAACTATAAATTATATCACCTAAATCTCCTGAATGTTTAAACGTGTTCATTTGTCCTCTAGTTTATAGTTCATTGCTTCAAAACACTTCTCATAGATATCCAATCTATGTTTAACAACCTTGTTAACGTCAAATAACTCTTCAGTTATTTTGTGAAGGTTCTCTCCTAGTTCTCTTCTGTGATTGTGATCTCTCACTAGCTTGGAGAGTATCCTTATCCACTCTGCCTTAGGGGCTTCTGGGTCGATCAGGTATCCTGTTTGCCCATTCTTAATTACATCGCTGTAGCAGCCGATATTGGATGCTACCACAGGCACCTTGTAACGTCCTGCTTCAGCCACCTTTATATCAGACTTGCTGTCATTAAATGCATTCATTTTGAGTGGTGCAATGGCGATATCCATGTTGGCATAGAATACACCATAATCAGCAGGGCCAACAGCGTAATGCGTATTCCAGTTTCGCTGCCCTTTAAACCCCTTCAGAAGTTCTGCCTTATAGAAGTGCCATACCTGATTCTGCCAGTCCTTCTTCTCCTTCTCTTCTTTAGGAGGGGGCGGCATCCCATAGAAGTCCCAGAATACGTTCTCTCTGCCCACCTTTTGGTTAACTAAGTGTGGGACGGATGAGAATACTTTTACATCTGGATTGTGATGGATGCCCCCTGCCCAGCCTATTCTGACGGCTTTTGAGAGGGTCCTGGGCGCGTTCCAGCTTGGCAACTTGTAGTCTATGGCGTTCTTCACTACAGCCAGGATACCTCGGCAAAACGGCTTTATACGCTCTGCAAACTTAACCTGGGTGACGGTCACTAAGTGTGAGTTGTAATACAGATGCTTAGTTAGCTCGCTCAGTCCTTGATTCTTATAAACATCAATCAAGTGATGTTCATCATAAAGCTCAGTCAGGAGATCGTCGGTGTCGAAGTGAACGAACTTCCCAGCCTTATGTGCTACTTCCTGAACCTTGGCAGTATATGGACCGCCGAAGTTGCTTATGTTATTAATAAGAACAACATGGGCCCACTTCATATCTGGGGGTGCCTCACCTTCCTCTGCCCCAGGATACTCAAACTTTCCTGTCTTTAAATCAAGCTTAAGTGGATTATCATCAAACTTAATATCTACCAAATCTGGGTAGAGTTCCTGAAGTTTGTGGTAGGGCATTAGACTTCTGTAGTATGCACATCCGCCCTGATTTGGATTTACAACTAATATCTTTAATTTCTTGCCGTCGAACATATCAGATATTATAGCCTAAAAATAAAAAACCCCCTGTAACATTTTTCATTACAGGGGGAAAACTTTAAGTTTTCAGACGCTCAAGCATCAAGCTTGAGGTGGTGGAGCAGGGGGTTCTACCTTCGTGTGCCTTACACCCAGAGCCTTCAATACGCTAACCAGCGCATCCTTCAGGTCTACGCTACCGTTAGAGGGTAGAATCGCTCTCGCTGCATCTGCATAGTGCTGACGCTTTCTGCGTGACAACATTGCGAGAAGAGCCTCCAATAGAGCCAACTGAGGAATAAACGTAGCTCCGACACCAGCGAGAAATGATCCCACCTCAAGGAACCAAAGAGCAAGTCCACCCTCTTCTTCCTTAATTACAAAATCAATCTTTGGTGCCCCAGCCTTAACTAGGCTGTCTGGGGCGATTACAATTTCCTTACCCTTAAACTTCTCACTCTCTGCTACCTCTGGCGGGAATGCCTGCTTTGGGATAACAGTTACATCTGGACTTGCTAGACCGGGAGGGTCAATCAAGTAATCAGACGTAGTCATATTAAGCCCATCAAGTGAATCATTCGAAACACATGCTGGGACGAACAACAACAAACTAGCTAACAACAAGTTCTTCATACCTTCAACTCCTTATTAAATCTCTTCTCTCCAAGATCATCATCCTCGTCAGTGTTTCTCTGAGGACCTCTTGCACCATCAACATTAACACGAAGCATGTCTACAAGCTTCTTACCTTCGTCATAATCCCCGATCTTGATGAGACTATGAATATCATGCATCGACTCCATCCAAGCCCGAACCTCGCGGTCATTACCCGCAGGGGTCTTCTTGATACGGAACGTGCTTTGATCGTAATTATTGAATTCACCACTCTTGCCAAGCTCAAGAACAAAGTCGTTACCCTTCTTCACAGAAAGAACGGTGGTGTTATCGGGATCGTTCTCATCCATGTAGTCTGAGTTGAAGATACCGTCCATGATCTTCTTGAACACCTTTTGTCCCGTGCTGAAAATCTTAACAGCCCCCGTGGTATCGTCTGGGTTGCTCTCTTGGAATCGACGGTCAACCGCATTCAGATAGTAACGAGGAGTGCCCTTGATCTTAGTTGCAAGATCGCCAAACTTGCTCTTCGTCTTCGGTGGGAGGCCAAGCTCCTTGTGCATCTTCCACAACTCAAAGTAGAAATCGCACATAGGGCATGATTCATTCTGAGTCTTGCGGCAGTAGTAGTTCTGGATGCGGCCCTCCTCGGACTCATACCGATGGATGACAGCCTCAGAGAAAAACTGCTTCGAATCATCCTTCCAAGGGAGGATACGAATGATGTTCTTCCCAGGCTCCACCTTCAGGTAGTTGTCCAGGTTGTTACCAGAGCTAGACTTCTGTTGTCCGCCCTTAAGGAGTTCTTCGTGCTTCTTACGCAATTCATTCAAATTCATGATTTTTCTCTATTTTTAATGGTTGTAAAGTTTTGTCTCGGATCTGAGGTTCGCACTAAGCTGAATCAACATGTCCTTCTTGTGATCCAGCATAATGCAAACCGACTTCAAAAGCAAGTAGATCTGCTCTTCTTCTTGAATTTTATTTTTAAACTCTAAGTATTCATTATTAGAATTAACGAAATCGTCCAAGTATACCGCAGTGGCCTTGCCACCCTTCGATCGGTTACTATCGGACTCATCCTTGCGAACAGAAGAGTAAAAATGAATCAGATTATTGTTTAATCTGTCCAGCTTACCCTTCTGCATGATCATCAGCCCGTTATAATACGAATAGATGGAAGGATGCTTAATTAACTCAGAAACTATATCATTCTTGTCGATCTGAGACAGTTCCTGAGTTAATTCGAAATAAGCTTCAGGATCAAGCTTACTTAAGTTTTCTTTTGGATAAAATCGCATACTGTATTATAGCAGATGTGATTAAATATTAACTTTTATTCGCCAGCATCCTGGGCCTTTGCTTCCTCTGCGCTCATCTCCTCCATGGTAAGGTTAGTATAATTAACCGCACCCTGGATAGTGTAGTGCTGCTTGGAATCTCTGGCTTTTACGACGTATACACGCATTCTGCCCTTGTCGTATTCCTCTTGCGTCTGGTTAAGGGAGATAGCCCAGTCAGCAGGACGAATCTTGCCGTAGCTATCACCAAGCTCTGCGTCGGTAATAGTGGCTACCTTCTTCCCCTGACGGTTTGTTTGAGTTGCCGTCCAAACGAGGATATTGTTTTCCATGGCGAGGCCACGAAGTTCTTGAGCGATTCTTTCCTGAGCCTGATATTCAGCGTCAATGACACGATTAGGACGCAGAAGCTCAAGATAGTCAACAATAAGTATATCGGGAACGAAATCATGGTGCAGCTTAAGCTGAACAAGGAGTGCCCGAATTTGATTAACTGTGAGTTGCCCTGTTGGGAACTCCTTGATGATGAGTCTTGAATCTGCATACTTAGCCTTCACCTTCGTAAGACGATCCTTCACCGTAGGCATAGAGGAGATCTCCTTGAGCCTAGTAGTGGGAACCATGGTTAGAATGGCATCAAATCTCTGAGCAATCTTGTCTTCAGCCATCTCCAGTGAGATATAAAGAACCTTCTTGTTCTCCTTGATGGCTGCGACACCCTGATTGACGAGGTATAGCGACTTGCCTACGCCTGGAGGAGCGATGACCATTGCAAGCTCCTTGGTGCTCAAGCCACCGTCCAAGAATTCATTGTGGGTATTGAACACCGTCTTGAACCGCTTCTTGTCCTTATTGTCGAATTGGCGGTGGAAACGGGCATCAACATCATCAAAGTAGATCTGGCCTACGTTCACCTCGCGGCAAACGAGCATTGCCTGACGGACCTTCTCCTCGATCTCGGCAATACGATTCTCCTTGAGAAGAAGAACGCTCTCCTTGATAGCATGAGAGATAGCTTGCTTCTTGGCGTAATCCTCTACTAGATCAAGAACAAACTCACGATTGTCGAGGACAGACTGATCAATGTTATTGATCTGGAGAATGTCATCCTCGTAATCTGAGAAGTCTTGGCCCCTAGGAATGCTCTTCTTGATATCCTCAAGGAGAATGTCATCAGGTGGAATAGTCTTATACTTATCGTAGTAACCTTTGATGCGATCAAAGATGAACGAGTAGGATGGGAACTCAAAGTATTCAGGCTTGATCAGCCCTACAATTTGTGAGTAGAAATCCCTGTCATGCTTGATAAGATAAAGAATACCACGCTGAATGTTATCTGAGAATGAATAACTCATTTTGATGATTGTGAATTGTTTGAACGACCTACGTTAAATTTCTTCTTGTTTCCTACGTGTTTTACAACTGCATCCTTTCTGACTTGCTGCGCCTGTTTGACCTCTGCGTCGGATAGTGGCTTTGCAGTGCCATTCTTAATCATGGCATCCATATCTGGTAGCACAGCTTTGTAGTGGGCTGCTCCACCAATACCGTTGATGGCTCGGTTAGATCTGTCTAGAGAGGTATTATAGAATGCGTGAGCCTGATCCTTGTCCATTCCATACTGATTATATCTCTCGGTCTTCCTACGGACTTGAGACTCATCTTTCTTTACGAGAATGGAGAAGTGTTGAACCATCTGCTCCCCACACTCGGGGCACTTCTTCTTTCTAGGCTCTCCGTTCTTTTTTGCAAGGGAGTAACCATGCTTACCACAATTGTTACAAAGCATGGTAATGTCCTTAGCTTTTTCCTCTTTCTCCTGCTCGTAAGCCTCTAACTCTTCGGGAGTTAGAAGCTTTCCGTCACAGTAAGTATCAAACTCACCAGTTACTTTATTAAGTTTGCGTATGTAGATAGTCATATCAGCTACCACAAGAATTATCACCAATTCTACAAACTTCAGCCGATGCCGTCTCGGCGGTGGTAGCTGGCTTGGCATACTGTGCTATGTTCTCTGGGGTGAGTGGAATGGCTTGGAGTGGCTCCATACCCTTCGATCCAGCACGATACACCGTCAGCCCCTTGAGGTAAGGTGCGTATTGAAGAGCTACCTGGGCAACATCTTCCCACTGTGATGATTCTGGCAGGTTGATGGTCTTGCTGATAGCGTTATCAATATAGCGTTGAATCGTAGCTTGAACCTTAATATGCTCTTCGGGCGTAACATCGTAAGCACCTACGAACAAATCTAGATTCTTGCCCTTCTCAAGATATTCCTTGAACAACGGATCAAGGACAACTTCCTCCGCCCAGGTATTTGCGACACGGTAACGACGCTTATACATTGCCGCGAAGATTGGCTCGATGCCGCTAGATACACCATGCACCATAGAGATCGTTCCCGTTGGTGGGACCGTAAGCATTACAGCATTACGAATGCCGTGCTCACGGATCATCATGCGGATCCTAGCAGGCAGGGTCTTCGCAAAGTTTTCTTGCAGGTATAGGCGTGCATTGAACGCAGGGAATGGCTTCTTATCCCGAGCGAGGTATACTGAAGCCTTGTAAGCTTCATCACGAATGGTGGTAAACAAACGATCCAAGAATTCAAGGCACTTCTCGGAACCATACTTAATTCCTGCCTTGATGAGCATGTAATGCATACCCATAACGCCAAGGCCGATGCGGCGCGAACGCTGACCAACCTCGTTGCACTCAGGAATTGGGTAGTGATTTACGGTGAGCACGTTGTCCAGGAATCTTACACCAACACGGACCACTTGTGCAAGACGCTTCCAATCAAATTCACCAGTTTCGTCATCAACCATGTTTGCAAGGTTAATGTTGCCAAGGCAGCAGTTACCATATGGTGGAAGAGTAATCTCGCCGCATGGATTCGTAGCGTTCATACGCTCAAAGTATGAGACGTTGGTGTAGTTGTTAGCGAGGTCAATGTTGAAGATACCAGGATCACCAGACTTAACTGAGTTCTCCCAGATTCGATCCCACAACTCTCTAGCCTTCATGTCCTTACGGAATGCGTTCTCAAACGTATCACCGTAGTTCTTGAGGTTGTGAAGCTTTACACGTTCAATAGCATCATTCTCATCAAGACCAATACTAGTAACTTGCTCACGCTCACCCTTAGGGCTTACACGGGTCATTTCATAAGTATGATACTTACGGTTGTTAAACGTAAAATACCAATCTTCGTTGCTCTCACAAGCTTCAATGAATCTATCAGTAATAGCTACTGAGATGTTGAAGTTAGTAAGCTGACCAAGATCCAACTTAACGTGAAGGAACTCAATGATATCTGGATGAGTAACATTCAACTCAGCCATTAGAGCGGTTCTACGGTTCTTACCCGCGCGGACATGGTTACCGATCTCGTTGATCATTTGCATGACGGATACGGCACCTGGAGCAGAGTTCTTGATATTCTGGATATCGTCACCCTTTGGTCGGATCTTGCTAAAGTTAAACCCGATACCCCCACCAGCACATGAGATCTTATACATATCGGCAATAACCTTACCGATTGAATCTACGCTATCCTCTGGCTCAAGGACGTAGCAGTTAAGCATGTTTTGCTTCTGTCTGCCTGAGCCGAATATGATTCTTCCACCTGGAACGAAGTCACCTGTGGCAAGCACTTCAAAGAATCTACGCTCGTAGAATTCCTTCTCGTCATCCTTCTCAGCAGATGATATATGCTTCGCCATTGCACGGCAACGGTCGCTATACTTCGTCTCACCTGGATAGGCGTAACGGTGTTCAAAAATCTTCTGGCCCAGTTCATTAAGTTGCTTAATCTTCATAGTATTACACTCTCACCATTTTTCTTTTGTATGTTTAGTATCTGACATCCGTCCAACAAGCTCTTAAGGTAAGCGTTATGAGTAATTAAAAATATCGTCTTATCTTCCGCTTTCAGAGCTTTTAGCAGGTTATGTATGCCCTTGCAACCGTCTTCGTCCATATTCTCAGCAATCTCGTCAAAAAACATTATGTTCGACTGTTCCTTAGAAGTATGGGTTAGCAACGACTGTAAAGCTAACATAACTGATAAATTAATCTTACGTTTCTCTCCACCACTTAAAGATATAAAAGATAACTTTCTACGGTTATTAGTTATAGTCTCTTCTAGCTCTTCATTGAATAGTATAGAGAACTGATTATTAGTTAGGATAGACAGGTATTCGTTTGTCTTAAAATTGAGATAATCTAGAATATTTCTTATAAAATATTTAATTATCCCCTGTTCTGAGAAAGCTTTTTCCCAGAATCTCATGACATCGTAATTAACGTCACAAAACTTCTTTTCAGCCTCTCTAGCGGATATTCTAGAGAGAAGGTCATTATAGTCCTTTCTCGTTTTTTCCTGCGACAAATACTCATCGTGCTTGGCCTTAAGCTCCATCCAATCTTTGATTGAAAGTTTATTTTTAAGCTTGGAATGCCTCTCCGCCGATTTTTGGATTAATTTATTATATTTATTAGCTTGCTTGGTGAGTGCATTTATCTTCTTCTGCAATCCCCTGACGTTGCTCTCGGTCTGCTTCTTGGTGTAGACTTCCTTACAAGTTTTGCATACGTCCCTGTAGGAATACACACCCTTATCAAGATCCTTCTGCAACGTATTAATTTTACTTTGAATAATATCCAGTTCCCACTTATTGGAAGTCATCTCTTGCTTTAGGGCTGTGATATCATCCTGTCTGGCCTGAACGTCCTCCAGATTGTCATTTAAAATTACAGGTGCAAGGTTAGTTAATCTGGATTCAAGATTCTCAGCCTGATGAGACAGTTCTAATATAATGTTATCACAGATCTTAGATCCGTTGCTGTAATCAGACTTAAGTTCCTTGATCCTATCCCGATACTGGAACATCTTCTCTAGGTTGAGAAAGTTCCTTATGATGGATCTCTTATCCTCAGCAGATGCAGATAAGAACTCTACCTCCACATGCTGGCCGAACATTATGGAGGCTACATAGGTCTTATAATTAATACCTAGCGTAGTCTCAATAAGCTCCTGGGTCTTCGCCGCATTCTCTTGGGTCAGATCATTGCCGTCCAAGTGAAAGTTCAGTGAGGTGGGCTTCTTGGTCCTCGTAATGACCGCTAGACCGACTCCAGGCTTCTCCACCTCCAGGGTCACTGACAGCCCTTTGCGGGCATCACAGTTGACCATAGCCTCTTCAGTGGACTTCCTGATGGTCTTGCCAAACAAGGCGAAGGTGGCGATCTCCGATATCGAAGACTTGCCAGACCCGTTAGAACCTCCGGTATCACGGTTGATACCTCGGACATAAACTATTCCCCTATACTTGGAGAAGTTTAATTCTAGGTCCTTAAAGCTGTAAAAATTAGACGCTCTTAGTGTTTTTAATATCATTACGAATCTTCAAGTTCTTTAATTAGTTTAAGACCTTCTAAGATTACTTCCTTTGACATCAAACTATTGCACTCTTCCACATACTTAAAAATTAAATCGTCATCAAAATCAAACGCCAAGCTGTTGGGCCTGAACGAGCTTTGATGTGATTCATTGTCGATCAGTGGAAGATACTTAATATCAACGTATTCAACGTCATACTCTTCCATAATATTCTTTCGAAGATCAACTGAGTTGGTATCTGTAATATTGTTTAATAGGACTCGCAAGATAGTCTTGTATTTTCTATCGTTGATGAAATCCTTGTTAGCTTCTAATGCGCTGTATTCAAAGCACAGATACCTGATACCGAAGGGAATCTTCTTAAACGTATACTCTCCGGTGAGGGTATCAATGACAGCGTATCTGTGATGGTTATCTGATTCAGAGAATGCTGTGCTGTAAGGGGTTCCAACTACATGCACGTTACCCTCGTCTACTGGCTTATGGATATGCCCTAGAAAAGTGGGGTGCTTGAACACATTCAAACTCAAACCAAAATCTTCATCCCCGTTTGTGTTCAAGCACCCCGTGTAACCAAAATGCCCAAAAATAAATTTCTTCTGATCACTGAGAGCCAGTTTATCTTCTACCCCTGCTAGCCTCGTCAGGATCTCTTCGTCTCTTTCAAAATGGGCTATAAATCCAAACAGACATTCCCCCACTTCCTCTACCTTACTGTCATATACTATATTAATCTGCGGATAATCTAATACATCTAAAATAGTAAGCAGGCTGTCATCCGACTTACTGGCAGTATCATGATTGCCTCTAACAATAAAAATCTTCTTAGTGGGGAACTTGCACAGTCTTTTAAAGAAGACCTTAACCTTTACTATCGTCTCTGGGTCAGGCTTTCTAAAGTGAAATACGTCACCTAGAAAAATTATGTAATCAGCATCTTCTACATCAAGCAGAATGTGTTCAATAGTTTGTAGCTGCTTCTCCAAGTAATCGAAACTTGGATAAGCATTAGTGAAGTGACAGTCACCGATTACAACAGCCTTATTCATATCAATTATATTCTAGGTAGGCATCAATCGTGTTATCTTGGTAGGACTTAACATCGTCCACCTTAAAATCCTTGTCACAAATCTTATACTTCCAATACTTTGCAAGGGCTTCCTTCAGCCCACGCTTACGATTGAATCTATCCGTGCGGTAGTTGCAAGTGGCTACCACCATGTTTGCATTCTCATCGCTAACAATAGTGTAGCCACCATTAGGGGATTCGATTACGCCACCATTCTCATTCAACTCCTGATTCCTCAAGTGCTGAATAGACATCTTCTTGGTAATCATATCCCCGTTAGGATAAATAAAATTAATACTAAGCTTGGTCATAGATCCTCTTTGTTAAGTCCTATTTTATCTAAAGTATCTTTTACTAGTGTGTAGACGCCTTCGGCCAACATTCTAATTTCGTATTGAGCGTCTGGCTTGAGACGTTGATGTAGGAAGTGTATAATAGCTTGAAGGCTCAAAGTCCAGTAGCATTCCGTGTAAATATTTTGGGGTAGGATCATCCTGGCAATCTCCTTGGCAACCCCGTTAGCTATCATCTTATTGTAGAGTCCCTTAGCTTCGTTAGCTTGGGTTCGCATACGATAAAGAATCTCTTGTGGGTATAGGAAATCCAGTCTGTATTCGTCCAGAGGATTAACATACTCCTCGCTCGCCTGCTTATTGCCGTGAGGGGGATTGGATCTTAATTCCTTGGGGATATAAAACTCATCCGAGGTGGAGGTGTATCTACCTGAGATCTCATTCCAGGAGCAGCCCTTGTCTGAGTCGTAGAAGTGATCGAAGATCTCTAGGCTAACTTCCTTCCCGTCAACCTCGTAGCTCCTAAACCCAGATCCGACCTGATACTTCATCAGTTGGCGGGCTACGAACAGCGGCATCTTAATGTGGAAGGTAAAATAAGAGTGCCTATATGGGCTAGTATGCTCATGCTTCCACAAGAAAGAAGTTAAGTTTTTATCCTTCTCGTCAAACTCGGACTTAATTTTATTATAACTAATCCTAGCTGAGTTAGTTACCTTAAGTGCGGGGTCCGTTTCCATCTTATCCACAATGGAAATTAAACTTATTCTGTCTTTTAAGTAATCTATTTGAGTCATAGGGGGATATATAATATTGTTATAATAGGAGAATTATGGATATTTTAGATAGAATTGTTGAAGCCGTTGCCCAGAAATTAATCTCACTAAGATTAAATGAAGAGGAGGAGAAAGTGGATCCCATGGATACTCCCCAGGGAGATTTAATCCGTGCAATGCATGCTAAAAGAAAATTTCAAAAGGCTATTGGCAAGAACACTCGTAAATCAACTTTAGGTAGCGGGGGTCAAGGATCTTCAGACTATAAGGCCCGTATGTCTGCTGATACCAAGTCAGCACCATTGCCAATAGAAAAAATTAATCAAATGGGAATGAAGAGCGATGCCGAGAGAAAGCGTAGAGATGCTAAGGCAGATGCTCTTGGTCAGAGTGCAATGGATAAAATAAGGAAAATGAAATGATCCTTAATGAACACTACGAAAGAATAATTCATATTATTCTAGAGAAGAAGAAGGGACGCTGCTGGAAGGGCTATAAGCCAACTCCCGGCGTTAAGCCATACGCCAAAGGATCATGCCAGCCAGTAAGCGAGGGTAAGACCCCAGCATGGCAAAGATCAGAGGGGCAGAACAAAGAAGGTGGATTGAATGCCAAGGGTAGAGCTTCAGCAAAGGCTCAAGGGCATAACCTAAAGCCACCAGTCTCAGCGGAGCAGGCTAAGAAATCAAAGAAGTCTGCGGGAAGAAGAAAGTCTTTCTGCTCTAGAATGTCTGGAATGAAGAGCAAGCTAACATCCAAGAAGACTGCTAGCGATCCAGATTCAAGAATCAATAAGTCCCTCAGGAAGTGGGACTGCTGAGATGATACTCCTCCCCTGACCCGAACGAACTTCCAACCATAATCTCAATCTCCAGGGGAACAGAGAACTTAATACCGAAGTGCTCCTTGATGTAAGGATACTCGGTCATATGGTGGTGGAGGATCTTAATTGCATCTTCCACCTCATTGTCGGGCGAGATTAATTCTACCGAGTCGTGAACCGTAGCCACGATCTTAGTATTCATCTTACGCTGTTTAAATTCAGCATCCATTCCCAAGAGGCAGCATAGAAGGGTATCACTAGCTGAGGACTGAACTGTGAAGTTGAGCCCCTGCCTAAAAGCCTCCTGACGAATATACTGTGCCTCAGAGGCAGCGTTAGGCAGATTACGACGGCGACCGAAAATAGTGTATGCATATTGATTCTTTGTGATGAACTGATCTACGTGCTGCATGTATCTCGGAACTCCAGGGAATGCAGCCATCCACCCGTCAATAATGTTCTTAGCCTTCTTGAAGCTGATGCCCTGCTTCATTGCCAGCGTCTTCTCAGTGCCACCATACACCGTCAAGAAGCTCACAGCCTTTGCAATCTGACGCTCCTCCTTGGTCACCTTCTCCATGGGTTTTGCAAATGTGAGCGAAGCTGAGTAGGTATGGAGGTCCATGCGCTCATTGAACGCTCGCGCCATGTTCTTCTCTTTGGCTAGGTGCGCCAGGATACGTAGCTCCATGCTCTTCATATCCGCAGTAATGAACTTGTGGCCTGGGGGAGCTACCACGTAATCACGGATGTTGAATTGAGTCTCTCTTGGCAGTGTATGGAACGAGATTCCCATCTTGTTGCCTTCGTTGCCATCAAGGCCAGCATTGGATAGGCGACCAGTCACAGTCCCGTCGATCCGGTATTCGACGTAGATGCGATTAGTCTCATTATACTTCATCGCATTCTTAACGCCCGTGATGTAGGTATCATAGAGCTTCTTGCTCTTGCGGAACTCAAGCAGTCTCTTGATAAAGTCTCTAGCACCTACGAGCTTGTCATCAGGCAAAGCTCGTATTACGGACTGAGAGATTTTCTTGTCCTGCTCTAGTTTCTCAAAGCGATTAACCATTGCGTCTATTTATCTCCTCTTCAAGCTGTTCCAAGAGAATGTCCAGAGCCTCTGCGCTTGTGCTCGGTGCGTTGGTCTTATCAGAAGAGATAGGTGGGAACAAGCCAAATCCCATATCCACTATGTTCAGCTTCTTGTCCACTGAGTATAGGATCTTGATTAGATCATCAGTGGAAGTTACCTGCATGGTCTTATCTGGAATCTCAGAGTAGGAATACATGGACTCCTCCTTCTCCTCGATATCAGTCTTAAGACCTTTGCCAAGCTCATCCACCTTGGGCTGAGAGATAAGCATGCCGTCAACCTCCATGTTGACGAACATGTTAATCGAAGGGGCGATGAGCTTGTAGTAGGTGTTGGTCATCCTAAGCTCGTCGATCTTACGACTGAGCTTCTTGAAGATCTTAAGAGTGAAGTAGGCATCGAGCGCATTACCTCTTGCCATCATAGGCAAGGGCATGTTGGCCCAATCTACTTTCTTTCCATCTTGTCCTAACATTAGATGATACCTTGCTCTGAGGGGAAATAATAACCCACAAGATCCTTCAAGCTCTTAGGAAGGTTCTCGTCGATCAAGTGCTGCATGATCTTGGTATCGGAGATTACACCGCGAACTTCAACCCCCAATTGCTTTAGGAACTTAAGATCGAACTGAGCTTTGTGTAGGACCTTAACCGTATGGTTTCTGAATACACGATTAAGGAAGTCTACCACCTCAGTGATCCAACCCTTAGGCTGAACGAACTCTGGGTGATGCACAGGAATAGTGACAGTGTATTGCTTATTGTCACCCATATCAAAACTAAGAGCGATGGTTTGAATCTTATCCTTGAGGAAGTCCAAGCCAGTAGTTTCGATATCAATAGCTACATCGAACCGAGTGTAGGTATCGAGTCCCCAAAGCTTAAGGATATCGTCAATCATGACCCAAGTGAACTCTGAGTTAACATCAGCCTTAACTAGGACCTGCTCGATAGCATTCTGGATATCCAAGGAGAACAGGTAGTCGTTCTGTGGCTCGATCAGAACCTGCATTGGGTTGTAGATCGGCACCACAGGGATACCCTCGTAGTGGTCGATAATCTTACCACGCTTATTCATGATACCAGACTTCTTGGTCAGCATCACCATGGGAAGATTTCCACACACGAAGATCAGGCTTGGCTTGCACTTCTCTATCGTCTTAGCGATGTGCTGGCGGCAGATATCCTTATCGTCCTTGGACATGTCTTTATCCTTAACGCTTGGGCACTTAACCGCAGCAGTGTATTCCACGGATCCTAGGAGGTGCTTGAACCCAGCCTTCTCGATGGCGGATTCGATCAGAGCCTCCTCCTTGCTGGTGAACGGGGTAAGCTCCCCGAACTCCATCTTAAACGATTCGGACACGAACAGGATCGAGCATTCGTTTGGGAAACCCTCCTCTTCGTGGTCCATGATCGAATGACATGGCTTATTCTTCTCAAGGATGGAACACCCGTTGCACAGATTATTTTGCAACTTAAACGGATCAGGCAGGATTCTCATACTATGATTACCTTGTGTCTAATTATATTAATAATAAAAGGTTTGAGGAATTAATTAAGCTTCACTGTTCGGGGGATTTTTCACAAGACGAGGAACTCATGCAGAGTTTCGATGTCCTCATCTCAAACATCATAGACGCATTCCACTTTAAAGTAGACAAGGAGGACGCAAAACAAGATTGCTTCCTCCTTATACTACGGACTCTAAGAAACTTCAACCCTAAAAATGGGTCGGCTTTCAATTACTTCACCACGGTAATAGTTAATAACTTAAAGCTAGTTGCCACTAAAATTAAGCGGCACAAGTTGAAGTTAGAGTCCTACTTTGAATTTAAGTTTGGAATTAATGTTCACCCTCTGGATCCAAGCTCGTATTGAATCGCAGTCGGGTTGTCGTTAACTTCTACTTGAAGTGGTGAGTTCTCGTCGCCACCGTATCTAAAAGTTACTAGGGTCGGAACATAGTTAAGGTGCTTCTGCTTGAAGTTACCCTCGCCTACCCAATCGACCATCTCATGAAAAGCCTCTGGGACATCAAAGAGATTAACGCGGCAATCGTAGCCCTTAATCTTCTTCGCAGCCTTGTCCCAAGGAGTATAGAACAGCACTCGGATGAACTTTGGCAACGCAGGGTCGCCATTCTCAATCCGTCCGATGCAGTCCATCAGATACTTAAACTTGTCGTGAGACTTTACGCTACGGGGGAAACTCATTGCTGCTTCATTCTCTCTTCAAGGGATTCAACATTAATTCCCGAAGCTTCAAGCTGCTGACGAAGATTCTTATCTTCCATAATCTTCTTAGCAACATCCTGCAACTTGAGGTTCAAGTATTCGATGCCGTTAAAAAATACTTGCTTAACGAAATCTTCTTGCGCAAGCTCATCAGGCTTAACATGGGTAGACCAATTCTTAAAGCCTTCAGCTTCATCCTTATTCAACTTAATAGTAACTTTCATACGTCCTCTCGATCTTTCGGTTGTAGATATTTTCCAATCGGAAACATTTAGTTTAATCTTTGACACTCCCTATAATAGGGCATGACAAAAAAAATTCAAGATGATTTTGATCTCACTTCATTAATCGCCAACAAAAAGAAGCGTAAGAATAGTAGAACAAAAGGTAATTCATTTGAGCGTAAAGTTAGCCATATCCTTAATACTCATTTTAATACTACTGAGTTCATGAGATCTCCAGGTTCTGGTGCATTCTCTACGACTCATAAGTTACCTGAGCATTTAAAGTTTAGTGGAGATCTAATAACACCTAAGAACTTTAGGTTTATTATAGAGTGTAAGAAAGGTTATAATAAAGAAAATCTTGGATCAATATTTAATCTTAAATCAGAACTTCAGAATTTTATCTTCCAGGCTGACCGAGATGCAAGCAAAATCCAGAAACAATTTTTAATCGTGTTCCAGCAGGATCGGAAAGATATTTTATGCTTGTTCAGTAAAGATGATAATTTAACTTTATCAGACAAAGCTTTAAGTTTAGATTATCTTCAACTCAAAACTCAAGGTAAGACTTACATCGTATGCAGACTTGGAGATATACTTTCTTACACAAGAAAGTTTAATTCTGACCATCTCTGGCTATGATGCTGATCATCCTGTCCAGCGTAGTCTTCTGCTCAACCAAGAATTTCATCAGTTGATCCCTGTCTATAGTTGTTGATGCATTCACTGGTCTTGGTGCTTCCAGTCCTTGAGCACCTCTAGCCGAGTGAGCGGTAGTAGTTGTCTTATCCAGAAAAGCTTCAATTCCTATGTGGAATCCTTTGGAATCATACTTATCCAAATCTAAACGATATTTTCCACCAAAAGATATTGATTTTGTGTTTACATCTATATTTTGTTTTAAGAATTTTATTCTTGCTTCTGGATCTTTTAATTTTTTGGCCTGATTTCTAACGTCTTCAAGATGGGCTCTGAATATATTCATTTGTTCGTTATGAGCAGTAGTATATAGAACACCAGTTTTGGCCCTAGCAACTGTGAGCATCGGATTGTCTCCAGCTACCCCAGCATATGCTGTTACTGTAAGTAATTCATCGACAGCGGAATCAAAATCTTTCAAATCACCTGAGTATAACTTACCTCTTAAGTTTGCTTTGCTAATAGCGTTAGCCGCTAGATCACAAGTTTCCTCCCACTCTCTACTTGCCATAGAAGATTCTGAAAGTATTGACAAGGCTCCGATAACAAGATCATCAGAAGTATCTAATCCTAGTGTATCCCTTAAATTTTCAGTTACCATCTTCATAGCTTGCTCTCTTTGGCTTAAGGTGATTTCCTTTCCATTAGAATCTTTTGTTATTACAGTCTCAGGTAAATTTTTTAGCTTGCCAGAAAATCTTTCCAATTTTTCTATTTTTCTTTTTAGTTTACCTCTGTTCTCTGCTGTGACTCCCATGTGTGTTTCCATGGCATCATGCCATCTTTTTATAATTGGATCTTCAGGATTATTTTCAGCCTCAAGGATCTTGTCTGCTGCGGCTTGACCAGCTTTGATATCATCACCAGAGCTTGTAAATTTTAATCCGTTTCCTATTGTAAATCCACCAAAATCTTTATCATATTCTATTGATATTTTATTCTTGATATTTTCTGGGAAGCCCATTCGATCTATGCCAGCCTTGGCAGCTTCCTCTGTTGGGTATATTTCAATATTGTCTGCCCTTCTCCCTTTGCCGACTTTAGTTGCATTATTTTCTGATCTAGGTGCCCTCCTAATTATGTCGCCCATAACTGCCAAGGCACCCATTCTTCTGCTCACTTTGGCTAGCTCCATTAGTATATCTTCAGATGTTCCTCCTCTCCCCACCGTTGGAATTACCACTTCATCTATAAATGCATTAGAGATTTCATCGTCTACCACGGTAGCCATTTCTCCTGACTCCTCCAAGGAGGCAACGATATCTCTTAAAGCATCAGTTACATTCTCTTGCCCTTGGACATAGCTTAGTAGTTCATCACTTACTTCTTTAACACATTTTCTTTTATTTTCTATATTTCCTTCAGACTGACAGTTTACATATTTATTTGCCGCTAATACGAGTTTTTCATACAAGAATCCTCTAGCAAAAGATCCTTTTTGAGCTATTGCTTTTTTTGCTACAAAAGACTCAATATCGGAATTAAATTTAAAATTTTGGCCTTTGCTATTTTTTAATCCTGGTAGAAGAGCTGATAATGATGCTGAGATCATTTTAGATCTTTGATTGTATTGGGTGATTAACATGCCATTACCAGAATCATCAACAATTGCTACCCTAGTAAACTGTCCTGCTGTTGATATACTTATAGAATTATTTAATATAGCTTCTTCTTCCGTTGTTAATGTTGGACTTTGACCTGGGCTAGCTCTTTCCACAGCACCCATAATTATACTTAAAGCTTTTTGATATCCACGATACGCTGCATCTTTATGGACTTGAGATTGTTTGTCTACATCTCTCTTACATGCTTTCCATCCTTGGTCTACACAAGAAGTTATAATTTTAGATGCTCTATTGAATGTATCTACAAGAGAGCCTTTAGAAGCATTATTCAATCTTTCTATTAAATTTCTTACTATATTACACTCTTCGGTATCGCACCCACCTATTAATTTTAATAGTTTTTTACTGTCAACAATTTCAGCTTCTAAGTCACTGACTCTTTGTGCTTTTGGATCAGCCTTACCTGCTGGCAGGGGTTGAATAGGTGGTGGAGTAATTCCCTGCTCTGGTGGAACGGCTTCCCCTTGGGCTGGCTTTACCGAACTTAACATACTAACAAATTCATTAAAGTTTTGTTTGGCTGGTCCTTTCCCTTGTGGATTTATCTCTCTAGTATTCATTCTTCCTGGGAAGCCGTCGAATATTACTTTACCATCTTGATTCTTGTATACATTACCCCCAAGCTCCGTTACAGGAGTTTTTAATGGGCTTCCCCCTTGAGGGGCTGGAGTTGCGTTAGCTTGCCCAAAATACTGTAAAGCTTTCTGTTGCGCGATTGGGTCTAATTGCTGTTCAGCCTCATGCAATCTTGAGTAAGATTTTATTAGTTGAGTGAAATACTTCATAACTTATTATAGAAAAATAGCCTACCTTAAATAGGTAGGCTATGTATAAAGATCAAAAATTTACTTTAATCGGATCAGTAGTTAAAGTAATCCATAAAATCAAAGTGGAAGTCTACTGATAGAGTTGTGAACTCATTGGTGTTATAGTTCTTCTCAGCAAAGCTAACCGACTTTGGATATACGCCATAAAGCTCGATTGCAGCGTGAGGAGTTCTGGTATTGTCCAACTCTATGATTCTCATCTTGTTGGCTTTAAATGTTCTATTGCCAGCACCACCTGGGGCAGAGAGCTTAGTAGCATCGCCCGTGATTGGATCATAGATTGTCTTGAACCATTCCCAGAGAGCCTGTGAGGTTCTACGGAGATAGAGGTTATCGAAATCAATACTTACTGGCTCATGGGTAGCACGACCAGGGTAGTATACGGTATCGTTTACTCTGTTAACGGTTATTGGATCCGTTCCGTAGGAGATTGAGCTTATTCTCTTTGCCGCCAAAGTTAGATCCTGTTGGACACCAGCGATGGCAGGAGGAAGCCCGAAGAATTGAATTTCGAACTGATACGCTCTTACTGAATCAAGAGTCGTAGATATTTTTGGAAGAGATTCGCCCTTTTTGAAGGGGCGATAATCGTTTCTATAAAAACTATTTACCATTGTTATTATCCACTAAATTTAGCCGACTGGTTAGTTAGATTAACTTCGAATATAATCCATTCCGCAGTCTTGGTTGGCTTCAGCAGTATCTTGCACCAAAGCTCATTTCTGTCCACTCTTACAGGAGTATTGACAGTCTCATCGCACACGACTCTGAAATCTGTTATACCTCTTCTAGCTTGGATATCTGAGAGAACAGCTTCAGATTTATCCTTAACTACTTCCCATGTGAACGCATCGTTTGGTTCGAACAGGTCAATTCTTCCCGTTTGGAGAAGGACCTTTCTTAGGAATATCATCAATCTTCTTATATTGATTCTATCTAACGATGTAGCCGCTCTTTGAGCAGTTTTCTGTCCGAAGATAGTTATACCTTCTGGGGCGAAGTTAACTATTGGATTTATGTTAGTGACATACAGAGCATCTCTGTCGCCTTGGTTTAGGCCAAGCTCAACCGACGTTGGCTTTGTAAGCCTACCTCTGCGGAATCCAGCAGGGGCAAACCAAGTCTCAGCTACGTTGTCGGTGAAAGCCATTTGTCTTATAGCGAAGATGGCAGGATCATACCAACGGTCCTTAGCGGAGAACACATCGAATACCTGCACCCAGGGCCAGAACACAGCACCCCATGAGCTATTGATGGCAGCGGTTCTTCCGTCGCCCTTTCCATTCATCCAGTCGATAGCTTCTTGGACAGTATCCAATCCTTGGGGTGGAGCAACGACTGCCAAGAAGTTCTGTGAAGTCTCAGCTAATGTAACTAAGGCATTCTGAACTCTTTGATCCGTTATTCCAGGGACAGCAGCAATTGATATGTTAAGGAGATCATCATCCAAAGCATAGATACCAGTCTTTGATGCTTGGCTTCCTATTACTCCAGATGTAGTCATGGTTCCAACAGATCCACCCGCCAGCCCAGTTGTCTTGTCAATCAACTTAACGAACAGAGGATCATGATTTGCATTTCCATTGATTACTAATCCTGGGGCTAGGTCTGTAACGGCAGTCACCACATCAGCTAGAGGACTTACTCCATCCAAAGATACAGTGCCTGAGCAGAGTTCAGCCTTGATGTAATCTGAAACTGCGTTATCTACTCCAACATTTATAACATTCTCTATGAAGGTTGTATCGTTGGCAAGAGATACTGTGAATGTTTCAGCAGCCACTCCCTCATTATTAACAGTTAGAAGTGATTTAAGTCCGCCCCCATTGTCAACCTCGATGCTTACTCCAAGAGCCTGTCCAGTGTATATGTCGGAGCTTAGGTTATACCCATCACCATCATACAAAGACTTAACTAAGTAGTTTAATGACGCAGTGGTTATATCTTTTCCAGATACGGTTATTGAGGAAGCAAAAGCTCCAACTGGAGTTCCAGAGATAGTGCTTATTTCCCGTAGGACTGCAATTCCATTAGAGGTATCAAACACTAAAGATGAGTATGATGTGATAGCCAATACTGCATCATCACCAGCGTAAGCAGCCACAACGTATCCTGATGTCGTGCTATTAGTATCAAACGCTACGAAGGCATGATCTAATCTTGAACTTCCATCGCCAATAATCTTAGCCATGGCAGAGGCTTGTGTCAAGTTAGCCTCTATGTTATCGACTGAGGATGCAATAGTTAGAGTCTTGTTATCAAGGACAGTTATACCATCAGCATCTTTAACCGTAACTTTTAAGTAAAGATTATCGGTTACTCCATAAGATCCTGGTTTTACTAATACCGAGGGGCAAGCTCCAAATTGAACTTGAGCTGAAGCCTCTACAGCATCTCCTGGAGTAGCTCTAACATATCTAATTTGATTAGTAGTTTCCAGGATCTCTAAAGCACCTTCAAGACCTTGCCCAATTATAGTCTCCCTAGGTGCTCCGAACACTCTGAGAAGATTTTCTTGGCTGGTTATTAGGGTTGCCTCATTCGTAGGACCTTTTGATGCATACCCGACTATACCAACAACTGATGAGTTGATGTTTGGTGGATAGGCTGAATTATCCTTTTCAAGAAAAACGACTGCTGGACTAGTTGGGATGCCTGCCATTTAAATATCCTTAATTTCCTATTGTTACTAATCTTCTTTTATGAAGATTTCTGACCTGTTGAGTTATTCTACTCTCAAGGACTCTTATTGATTGTTTTGGGACTAACCAAACATTCTCAAAATCTGACCCATTTTTTAATATAATGGTAATCCCCTGTAGGGAGTAATTCTTTATTACTTTGGTAGCCTCAGTGGGGGCCACGGGTGTTACTATTTGTTTAGACATAAAAATTCTC